ATACACTTCACAATAGTAAAATTATAAATTACCTTTATTAGTGATATTTATAAAAAAATATTAATTTAATAATGGCAAATAAAGATAATTTAACTGTTTATCAAAAACTATTTTATATGTTCGGTCAAGGTGGCGGACCAAAAGCTAATATTGCTAATAACAAATATAGTTTAGATAACAAAGATTTAATAGTTTCAAAATCTAGGGAAGACTTTGAAAAAGAAAAATTACAACTACAACAACAAAGATATTTAGAAAGTCAGTGGACTAAGGTTGATAGTGAATTATATCAAAAAGCTGTCTTCTATGAAACATCTAGAGTTGCTTCTTATATGGATTATGAGGCAATGGAGTTTTGTTTGGCTGGTGACACTAAAATAGCTACACCTGATGGTTTTATCACAATTAAAGAATTAGCTGATAAAGGCAGAGATAATGAGTTTATAACTTACGCTTATGACCACAATCTAAAACAAGTTGTGCCAGCTAAAGCTAGGAACGCACATTACACTAGAGATGAAATGACTTATAAAGTGGTGTTTGATGATGATTCTTATATTATTGCAACATGGGAACATAGGTTAATGAAGCGTGATGGTAGTTTTTGTAAAGTTAAAGATTTACAAGAAGGTGATTCAATGATGCCTTTCTATAGAAAGTCCTTTTTTAATAACCAAAATTATAATTGGGTTTATACGTGTAATAGTAAACTAGGTTCTGGTAAAAATGGTTGGGTTCCTGAACATGATTTAATTGCTGAATGGTTTTATAGACCAAAACAAGAAAACGAAGAAGTTCATCATTTAGATTTTAATGGTAAAAATAATAACCCAGAGAATTTATTAATAATGGATAGGTCAGAACATAGGTCTTATCACGCAAAACATAATAATAAAAAACTATGGGCAAATCCTGAGTATAGAGAAAAGATGTTGGAAGTTTCTCGTAGAACAGATAATAAACATAGATGGAATGGTTCTAGAAGTGGTAAAAACAATCCAGCATATTATCGTATACCATGGGATTTAATTGTAGATACAGCATCTAAAGTAAAAACATTAAAAGGTACAGCAAAAACTTTAGGTATTTCACACACAAAACTACAAAGAGAAATAACTAATAATGGGTATAAAGATTGGTTAACATTTTTAGAAGCTTATTCCATAGAACCACATAAATACGCAAACGCTAGAGCAACTGGTGAAAAACTAAAAATTAACCATAAAGTTAAGTATATAGAACCTTATGAGGTTATACCAGTTTATGATTTAACTGTACCTGGTTATAAAAACTTTGCAACAGATACAATATTTTCACATAATACTCCTGAAATTGCTGTAGCTTTAGATATTATGTCAGAAGAATCTTGTACATTAAGTGAACAAGGTAAGATTTTATCTATTTATTCTGATTCTAGTAGAATCAAAAAAGTATTAGAAGATTTATTTTTTAATGTGATAGATATCCACTCAAATTTACCAATGTGGACTAGAAACACATGTAAGTATGGTGATAACTTTGTTTATTTAAAAATAGATTATAAAGATGGTGTTATTGGGGCAACACAATTAACCAATTTAGATATTGAAAGAAAAGAACTAACGGATTTAGAACAAAAAAATAATACTGAAGATAGTATTGGTTCTAAAAAGAATGTTAAGTTTATTTGGAGGGATAAAGCTTTAGAATTTAATGCGTGGGAAGTAGCACATTTCAGGTTATTAGGTGATGATAGGAAATTACCTTATGGTACATCTGTTTTAGAAAAAGTAAGACGTATATGGAAACAATTACTTTTAGCGGAAGACGCGATGTTAGTTTATCGTGTAACTAGAGCACCTGAGAGAAGAGTATTTAAAGTTTATGTTGGTAATATTGATGATTCTGATGTTGAATCTTATGTACAAAAAGTTGCTAATAAGTTTAAAAGAACTCAAACCGCTGATAACCAAACGGGACAAACAGATGTTAGATATAATACTTTAGCAGTTGACCAAGATTACTTTGTTCCTGTTAGAGACCCTAACGCTTCAATGCCAATAGAGACATTACCTGGGGCATCTAACTTAGACCAAATAGCTGATATTCAGTTTATTCAAAGAAAGTTAGTTACCGCATTAAGAGTACCAAAAACTTTCTTAGGTTTCGAGGAACCAACAGGTGAAGGTAAGAATTTAGCTTTAATGGATGTTAGGTTTGCCAGAACAATCAATAGAATTCAACAAGCAATGATTCAGGAATTGAATAAAATTGCTATTATTCATTTATATATTTTAGGTTTCCATGATGAGTTAAATAACTTTAAGTTAACTTTAAATAACCCATCTACACAAGGTGAGATGTTGAAAGTTGAACAATGGAAAGAAAAAGTATTACTATACAAAGATTTAACGGCTAGTGATTCTGGTATAGCAGCAACATCACATACATGGGCTAAGAAAAATATCTTTAATTGGTCTAATGATGAGATTTTAGAAGATTTAGAACAACAAAGATTAGAAAGAGCTGTGGCTTCGGAATTAGAGAAAACATCTGAAATTATTCAAAACACTGGTTTCTTTAAAAAGGTTGATAAGTTATACGGAGAAATTCAATCTACATCTACAGGTGATGCTGGTGAAGAAGAAGCTGGAGGGGATGAAGGTGGATTCGGTGGAGATACTGGAGGTTTCGGAGGTGGAGACTTTGGTGGAGATACTGGAGGTTTCGGTGATGAAGGAGATACTGGAGGAGATGAAGGTGGATTCGGAGAAAGTTTTAGAGGTGATGAAGACACTATCGATAGATTATTAATGGAAGGTAAGAAAAAAAACCAAGACATTTTTTCTATGACTAAAGGTATCGATGAATTATTAAATGAGGAAAATTCTGAAGACGATGAACTATTATTCAGTTAGAGCATATTTATTATAAAAATAGTGATATGAATTTTGGTACCTTAAAAGATATATTTTTAGAAAATCTAATAGAATCTTATTCTTCAGAAAACGATAAAGGCAAGGAATTATATAAAAAATTCCTTAATTTAATCAAAGAAAATGAGGTTCTAAAAACAGCCTTCATTGTATTTAAAAACATTGAAACTAAAACAATTGTTAGTGAGGCTAGTGCAATTAATTATTTAAATGAATGTAAAAATTTATTCGATTTATTTAGAGGTGATAAGTCTTTACCAAAAAATTTAGAAAAATTAACAACTTTATTGGAAGAATATGAAATTGATTATTCTAACAAAAAAGATAAACCATTACACGAATCTTTACAGAACTATATCTTAACAAGTAAAAACATCAACACATTAGATGGTTTACACGAATCACAAAGTAATGTTGTTTCTCATTTATTAACTGAAAAAAATGGTGTTAATACAGAAACAAATGAATATGTTAAAGAAGGTGTAGACCCTAAAAAGTTTTTGGAGATAGCGGTAAATAAGTTTAATGAAAAATATAAAGATTCTTTAACAGAAGAAGAAAAAAATATATTAAAGGTTTTAGGTGAAAGAAACGAACAAAAAACCAAAACCTTGGTACAACAATTAGTTAAGGAGAATATTTCTTTAGTTAATCAGTGTTTAAGTGAAAACTCTGATAACATTACAATTAAATCAAAACTATTGGAAACTAAGGATGCCATTTATGAAATAATGGAAGATAACGTCAGTTTCGAAAAAAATATTTTGAAATTGTATGAACTAAAGAAAAACCTTAAAAATGATTAACAAACTATTAAACAACATCGTAGAAAATTTCGGATTTACTTGTATTAAAGATTTCACGAACTCAATTGTACACACAAAACTACTTTCATTCACATTACCATTAGCTGGTATATCGTCTATGTTACAAACCTTATTAGGATTACAGAGTTTTACAATAGTTTCTTTTGTTGTGTTGGTTGTGTTAGAATTAGTTACGGGGTTAAATGCAGCAAAAATTAAAGGAGTTAAAATCGAATCCAAAAAGTTTAGTAGGTTTGGTTTAAAAGTTTTTGTTTGGATGACATTAATATTCATCACCAACTCAATGAAGTTAGAATATATTGATAACAAAACATCTTTTGGATTACTAGCATCGACATTATTTAATTGGTTACATGGTGCTTTATTTATCTATGTTACTCTAGAGTATTTAATATCAGTGTTGGAGAATCTAGCTGTTATAACAGGTCAATCAAATAACACATTAATTACTTCAATAATAAATAAATTAACTAAATTCCTTAATAATGACAAAAAATAAATTTAAAATCTTTAAAGATATATTAAAAGAAAATGGTATCTATTCACAAGGTAGGGTTTATTTATTGTGGTCAGTGATAGCTTATTACATTACGTTAGGAATATTAACTTGGGCTGGTATTAACACAAAATATAAAATAGAAATAGATAAATTTAAAATCATATTGGATGCGTTACAATACGCGATTGCTTTATTTGGTGGTTATGTGTTTGGTAGTAAGTTTTTAGATGTTGTTAAATTTATTGGTGGTAAAAAGGTTTCCAATGATGGTAACAATAAACAAATCTTAAAAGATTAAAAATTAAATAAAATTATAAATTAGAAGAAGCCTCCCAAAAATGGGGGGCTTTTTTTTGTTACAAATATAACTTATTATTATTAACAAATAACAAAGAGTTTTAATATAATTTTATGAAAAAAGGAAAAGAGTTAACAATAGAAACCAACTACCAATATAACGTAAAGTCAGGTACGGTTGATAACAAAAACCCAAGGTCAGTTTATTTACAAATTTCTTCGTGGGGTGAACCAAAATATGATGGTGTTGATGATTATAGTGGTAATTTAAGAAAAAAATCTAAAAGAATTAAAAAGAAGGTGTTTGAGTCGTTGGATTCTAGTGTTTTTTATAACGATAAATCGATTGTAGACTTCAATATGGCGTCTTCTGGTATAAACTATGGTAAAAGAAGTTTTATGTCCGTAGAGATAACCTTATTCAAAAAAGTGCCATTATTACCAATAAATTCAAATGAGATGATAAAAATGATGGAATCTTTAACCGATAGAATAATAAAAGATGTTTTTGAATGTGATGAGGATTTCATGTTCTATAAAACAAAAAACTAATTTTATTTTAACATAAGCATATTTATATATAAAATATTAATATGAATATCAATAATAATAACATACCAAATGAAAAGGGGATATTAATAGAATATGATTCAGGTTTTATATCCTCAGAATTAACTTGCCAAGATGGTGTTTGTTCAAACCATAACTTAATCAAAGAATTTAAATCAGGTTTAAAATTGGGTCCAGATGGTTCTTTACCTGACAAAATAGAAATATATGCCGTATTACAAAAGTGGGGTGTAGAGAATAGAAATGGTAGAGTTTATCCAGAAGAAATTCTTAAAAGAGAAGCAAAAAAATACCAAGAGTTTATTGATATGGGAACTTCCCTAGGTGAATTAAACCACCCTGAATCATCTATTATTGATGCAGATAGAGTATCACATAGAATAACAGAGATTTGGTGGAATGGTAGAACTTTAATGGGTAAAATGGAATTGGATACAACTCCAGGTTATATTAAATCAGGAATTATTTCATCTGTTGGTGATAAAGTTCTTAATATGATTAGAAAAGGTTGGACCGTTGGTATTTCTTCAAGAGGGGTTGGCTCATTAAAAAATGAAGGTGGAAAAAATATAGTACAGGACGATTTTGAATTAATTTGTTGGGATATAGTTACATCTCCATCTACACCAGGTTCTTGGATTTCTTCAACTGAATCTGATTTAAAACCTTTTATGGAATCAACAAAAGATAAAGATAATGTTATTTCTGAGAATGATGACTCAGATTTATTAGATAATTTAAATAAATTCTTATTATAATATTATAATAATATATTTATTTTTTAAATGCTGCTTGCTGCAAGCAGCTTAAAAGCAAAGCAGCAAAAACAAATAATATAAAGCAAAGCAGCAAAATAAATAGTAAAATGAAAAAAAGAGTTATAAAATTAACAGAATCTGATTTAGAAAAATTGGTTAGAAAAATAATCAACGAGGTTGGAGGTTATGATGACCCCAATGTTATGGGTTTACATGCTGGTCATGTTATGAGTAATTTAGTTGGTTCATATGAAGATATTGCCAATATGGTTAGTTCATTAACTAATGTAATTAGAGATGGTAAGGTAACCAAAGAAGACATTGTAGATTATTTAGACCAAATAGTAAACGAACTGTCTGTGATAAAAAAAATAATAAGAGATGTTATTTCCGATTTTACGGAGGATAAATTAGTTGAGGAGTCTAAAAACTTTATTAAAAAAATTAATAAGTTTATCTCTAAATCAAAAATATTATTAAACTATTCAAACGCAATGGGTGGTGAAGAAGAATTTAAAGGTAGAGTTGTAGAATTACTTTTAGATTTAGCTTCAGGTGTTAGACCTTTTGGTGAAGAATTGAGTAAAGTTAATACAATGTTTAAAGGTAGATTTGGTTCTAGTCAAAATATGAACTAAACCTATTCACTATTCCAAATATTATGATTAACATTGTTATATAATTAATAAATTAAAAAAGTTTTAAAAATGGAAAATGATGTATTAAATTTTTTCTTGGTTAAAGTGGAGTTTGAATCTATTAACGAACAAACTGGGAAAGCAAAAAAAATTAAAACACAATACCTTGTAGATGCAATGTCTTGTACTGAGGCTGAGGTTAGAACTCATGAATATCTTAAAGGGACTGTGTTAGATTATGAGATTGTTTCGGCAGTTAAATCTCAAATCGAAGATGTTATTAGAGTTGGTGTCCCAGCTTAATCGATAACAAAAAATTAAAAAAAAAGACTCAATTCGGGTCTTTTTTTTGCCAGTATATTTATATATAAAATAATGAAAAAAAGAGTAATAAGATTAAACGAAAACGATATAGAAAATCTTGTAAAAAAGATTATTAAAGAAAAACAAGTAATTAATGAATCTATATTCGGTGGTACTAAAAAATTAGTTACCCAATATCAAGAAGAGGTTGAAGACCTTATACACCAATTAAATAAAATAAGACAGTTTGAGATTAATTGGGAAATGGTTAACGTAACTAAACCAATATTGGAACGTCTTAACGATTTACTAGATGAAATGACTTCAAATAGAAGAGCATTGAAATTCTTCAACAAAAAAGGTAATTTATCTAAAATTGAAAACATCAAGAAAAATGTGGGCGTAGATAACTACGGTATGAATAGACCTGACGGATTATACTTAGGTAACGTTAGAGGTTTGTTTACTAGAAAAGTTGATGAGTGGGTTATGTCTGATGATAAAGAAGCTAAAACAATAGTAGGTAAACAATTATATACTTGGTTAAGAAATAACTTACAAAATTTATTAACCGTACTTAGTGAGGATATGAAAACTGACCATGGACAAGGATATGGTAGTGACGTTTATTAAACATTACCATTTACAAGGACAACCACAATAAGTAATCTTAACTTAAATAATCATTAAAAAGTTTTAAATCAAAAAAGACTCAATTCGGGTCTTTTTTTTTATCATTATATTTATATATAAAATAACGAAATTAAATAAAATAAAATAATGAAAAAAAGAATCGTAAGATTAAACGAATCAGAATTAACTAGATTAGTTGAAAGAATAGTTAAGAGAGTTAACAAAAAACCATTAAGAGAATCTAGAAATAGAAGAAGAATCATCAAGGAGGATGCTAATGATTTACTTAAAAGATTAAAATCTATGTTCCCAAATCTTGAAGCATTTATTGAAGATGACCTTGTTTGTGTTGTGTTATCTCATCATAGTGACGAAGAAGAACCAAACTTATTATTTAAAAGAGGTATGGTGATAAGAGATGAAGGTTCAGATGTTTATGGTATTGGTGATTATAGTGAAGCACTTGAAGATGGTATATCTGTAGAAATAGATATGGATATAAATTATGAAGATAATTTTGACGGGGTTGTTAGTGATATTAGAAGAGCGACTACTAATGGTGGTAAACCTTTTCAGGACCTTATAAGTCCTGATTACGCTGAGGATGTGTTTGATATGTTGGATGATTCTGAACAAGTGAATGAAGCTAAAAATCAAAAGAAAGCCCAATCCACACCAAAAAATGGGAACGTTAACTAGTAATAAATAAAAAAACATAAAAAAAGGTCTGAGAAATCAGACCTTTTTTTTAATCCCTATATTCTTCAGGTAATCCCATACCATCAGCAATCTTATCAAACAAACCATCATGTTCCTTATGTTTAGGTAAGTCTTCACCAACACAAGCATGTATCAACTCATGGGTAATAACCCATTTAAGATATTCCATATCATTTAACGCCTTAGATTTAATACCCATAACACCATTCTCCCCGTTTTTAGGGTGATTAAATCCAGCAATCTTTCCATCAATAATAGCATCATCAATTTTTATATCGATTTTTGGTATATTACATTCATTACCTGTAACATTATAATAAACTTTTTTTATTTTTTTTTCAATAGAGTCCTTCATTCGGTTAATTTGACCCAAATCGACCTTTTCTTCATTTAAACGATGTTTTTTGTTTTCAGATATAATATAATCTTTAACAATATTTCTAATAATATCTTTCATATACCATAAATATCATACATTTTTTAATAAAATAAAAATAAAAACAAGATTTTTCCACATTTAGTGAATATTTATTAGAAAAGTGTGCATAATGCACATTTTTTAATAATAACAATAATTTTTTTAAAAATCAAAAAAAATGGCTAAAACAGGAAAGTCTATCATCGAAGAAGCTTTTATGGAGGCGGAAGCAATTGAACAAGCTTTCAAAGCCAATTCAAAAGAAATACTGGCTCACACAATGGGTTCAGATATTGAAAAAATGGTAAAGGAATCTTTAGAAGATTCGAATGGCTTAAACGAAGACGAAGATGAAGAGAGTGTTGATTTAGAGTTGGATTTAGACTCTGAAGATGAGGCCGGCTTGGACGCTGGTGATGACATCGACCTAGAATTAGGTGATGAAGAAGAAATGGAAATGGATTCTGAAGAAGATGAAATGGAAATGGGTTCTGAAGAAGAACTTGAAATCGTAGACCTTACAGATGCGGATAACGATACAGTAATCTCTGTTTACAAAAAAATGGCAGAAGATGACGAAATCGAAATCGTTAAAACTGAAGAAGGTGTTGAAATCAAGGATAATGAAACTGGTGCTGAGTATCATATTGAACTTGGTGATTCTGAAGAAGAAGAAATTGAATTGGAAGATGAAGAAATGGGGATGGATTCTGAAGAGGAGATTGATTTAGAATTAGAAGACTTAGACTCAGAAGAAGGTGAAGAGATTGAGTACGAAATCGAATTAGACGAAGAAGAAGAAGGTGAAGAAGAGGAAGATGAAATGTCTGAAGCTTCTAGAACTTTAGCGTCAGGTAAGAGATTCGGTAGAAGAGGTTTAGATAAACCTAAAGCTGCTCCAGCTCACTTAAAAGTTGAGAATAGAAAACCAAGATTCGAAAAATTAATTACTGAAAACAAAGTTCTAAAAAATAATTTACAAGATGTTCAAACTGAGAATGAATCTTTAAAAGAAGACTACAATAAAATGGTAGACGCACTTAAAGAATTCAGACAAAAGTTGAACGAGGTAGCTGTTTTTAATAGCAACCTTACTTATACAGTTAGATTATTTACTGAACACTCAACTACTAAAGATGAAAAAGTTGATATCATTAAAAGATTTGATGAAGTGAAATCTATTAAAGAATCTAAAAATGTTTACAAAAACTTAGTTAAAGAAATTTCTAAAACTAAGGCACCAATCAAAGAATCAATTGATAACAAACTTAATGAAACTAAAAGTAGTGGTTCAGCAACTGAAATAACTGAATCAAAAGTTTATGTGGACCCACAAATCGAAAAAATGAAAGCATTGTGGTCATATAATTACAAAAAATAATAACAATTAAAAATTCAAAAAAAAACAAAAAAAATGGGATATTTAATGAAATCAGGTGAAGTAGGAGATATAGGTTTGAAACACCAAAAAGCAGTTCGTGAGGCAACAATCGAAAAATGGGGTACTTTAGGATTCTTAGAAGGATTAGAAGGACACACAAGAGAGAACATCGCTTTATTATATGAAAACACAGCGGGAGTTCTTATTAACGAAACTACAGACGCTAACTCAAGCGGTTCTTTTGAAACTGTAGTTTTCCCTATCGTTAGAAGAGTATTCTCTAAATTATTAGCTAACGATATCGTATCAGTACAAGCTATGAACTTACCAATCGGTAAATTGTTCTACTTCGTACCTAAGGCTTCTGAAAGAGTTACTTCAGGAGGTAAAGAAAGACATGGTGAACCAATTGTTACAACTTGTTTAGATGCTGGATGTGACAACACAACTTATGAAGCATGTGCTAAAAATCTTTATGATAGATTTTATAACGATGAGTTCTTTGACCAATCAAAAGGTGCTTATTCAGCAGTTACAAGAAACGCTGACCCTGTAGTATGGACAGCATGTTCAACTGGTTCTGAATTCGCTGATGGTGTTGCTGCATTCGCAGGTGACGGTTCAGTTAGAAGTCAAATCGTTAAAGTTTGTGGTTTCGTATCTGACGGAGCTGGAAGATTAACAGGACCTAACGGAAATGAAATGGATACTGAAGAGTTCTTAGCTTCTTTAGATATCACTGTTACTGGTGACTTAGTTGATAAAGATGGTGAAGTTGTTTTCACATCTGGAGACAAAGTTCCTTTTAGAGTTGTTACTCAAAAATACGGAAAAGGTATTGTATCTTATGATGATATCTGTGACGCTAACGGATGTATCTACTTAGAATTAGATTTAACACACCCTGTATGTGCTACTTGTGGTGAAGGAACTTTAGATGGTTACATCGGAGTATTATCAGGTGATACAGGTGTTATCGTACCTGGAACAGGTTCTTCTGATTTAGGTGGTTCTACATTCGCAGCTGTTTATAGAAACTACGAAGACTTAGAATTAGAATCTCAAATGGGAGAAGTTTCTTTCGAATTAGAATCAGTAACTGTTTCTGTAACTGAAAGAAAATTAAGAGCTACATGGACTCCTGAATTAGCTCAAGACGTATCAGCATTCCATAACATTGATGCTGAAGCTGAATTAACAGCTTTATTGTCTGAGCAAGTTGCAGCGGAGATTGACCGTGAGATTTTAAGAGATTTAAGAAAAGGTGCAGCGTGGCAATTACGTTGGGATTACAACGGATACAAGAGATTACCACAAACTAACGCTTACACTCAAAAAGACTGGAACCAAACATTAATTACAGCGATTAACCAAATTTCAGCACAAATCCACAAATCTACATTAAGAGGTGGAGCTAACTTTATCGTTGTTTCTTCTGAGGTATCAGCTATTTTTGATGATTTAGAATACTTCCACGTATCTAACGCAGGTGCTGAGCAAGATAACTACAACATGGGTATCGAGAAAATCGGTTCATTATCAGGAAGATATACTGTATACCGTGACCCATACGCACCAGCTAACTCAGTGTTAATCGGACATAAAGGTAAATCATTGTTAGATACAGGTTATATCTACGCACCATATGTACCATTACAATTAACACCAACAATGTATAACCCATTCAACTTTGTACCTGTTAAAGGTATCATGACACGTTACGCTAAGAAAATGGT